AAAGATTTAGTTGATACATCAGTAAGAAACGATGAATCACTTCTTAAGATGGCTGCAATTGCACAAAGAATGGTTGCATCAAAAGAAAAAGTAGATGGCGATACAGGATTCCTTAGTGACCAAGAAAAAGAACAATTACTTCAACAACTTGAAGATACTGTTATTGAAATAGAAAATGAAAAAACAAAAGTTGATGATTTAACTAATGAAGTTGAAGAATTAAAACAAAAGGTAGATATAGATGAGTAGTAGAGTAGCAATATCAAATAGCTCTTTTAACGCAAACAAAAAACCTACGATTAACAGTTCGCTTGATAGAAGTACAGGTGTAGTTGTTTTTGTACACCTTGATGATAGCAAAGCAAATACTATTGCTTTACCAGATGACTTAGTTGATAAAGTATCTGATAAAGAAATGGTTATTGGTCATTGTAAGATTGCAAGCAGAACCGATTCGACACATGATTTAGAAAATATACCAGAATATCCACCAATGAATCCTGATGAGGGAATTCCATTAATAGGAGAAGTAGTACAGTTGATAAAAATTGGGGCTACACTATTTTATAAACGAATACCAAGTATAGATATTAATACAGGTAACGCAGTTGAAAATGCATTACTAGAAGGAACTCCAAAAGAAGAAAAATCTGTATCACAAGGAAAATCATATAATGAAACATCTCAAACAGGTATTGCTAATAATACTAGTAATACTGATAATTCTGTTAGAGAAACTAAAATAGGAGAATATTTTGAATCAACTCAAATTAATCCTTTAAAATTTTATGAAGGTGATAAGATAATTCAAAGTAGGTTTGGTCAATCAATTAGATTTAGTGGATATAATAATGAAGAAAATAAACTAGCTCCAACTATTATTATTCGTAACAGACAGAATGATAAATCTATTGAAGATTTAAAAGAGTTCGAACCAACAGAAGAAGATATTGTAAATGATGGTTCTTCAATTATTCTTTCGAGTGGAGAGTATGAGCTTCCATTTTTACCTGGAAACGATGAAGTTACATTAGAAACAAATGACAATGTAGTTTACCACGAACCACCAGAACTAAAAGGAACAGACCAAGTTTTAATCAATAGTGGTAGAATAGTTTTATCCGCTAAAGATTCAGAAATGATATTTTTCTCAAAAGGTAATTATTCATTTATATCAGATGGAAAACTTACAATAGATAATGGATTAGATGGTGCTGAAATGGATTTTAATGGAGAAGTAAGAATAACAACTAATGATAATCCTGTTTTTATTTTAGGACAAGGAGAAGAAGGTAAAATATTTCTTAATACGGAAGAAACAAAAGAACCAATTGCAAGAGGACAAACTTTAATTGATTTGTTAGCAGAATTAATAGATACTATTAACAAACAAATATTTTCAACCCCTGCAGGGCCAACAGCAGTAGGACCAAACAATAAAGCAGATTTTAAGAATATAAAAAATAAACTAGATACAATATTATCTTCTACAAACTTTACTGAATAAGATGTCTGTTTCCATTTTTAAAAAAAACCTACTAAGTTATATGGAAAATCAATCCGGTATAAAACGGTTTGAAGATTTTGCAGATAAACTAACATTTGAATATGATTTATTAATTAAATCAGGATTTCAAACAATAAATAATAATAAAATTATTAGTGGAAATACCGAGTTAATGAAGAACTCAGTAATATTTGCTTGTAGAAAAAGTTTACAAAAAAAATCTGGTACACATGACTTTGTTAATGATTTAGGAGATGCAACAAGACAGTATTGGATTGGTGCAGAGTTTATTGTAGGAGTACCACCAGTAATACCTGCAATTGCAACAATTGGTAATATATTATTAAATTCATCTATTGTTAGTAACATAGGAACATGGGCACCACAACCACCAACATTTCCTAACAATGATAGTAACATTTTACTAGATAGTTTAATTTTAGGAATACAACAGCATCTTACAACAGTAAGTGGGTTTTATTTTACAACATCACTATATCCTTCAATTCCATCACCAATTCCACAAAAAGGAATTAGGCCTTGGACAGGATATACTATTATTGGAGGCGGAACCCCATCACAAACCTCAGAACAACCTGAGTCAGAAAGTTTTCTAACTAAAGTTTTAAAGAAACTTGGAAACCTTTTAAAGAATGATGAAATGGATGAAGAACATAAACAGGAAGCAGAAAAAGAAAAATTAGAAGCAGATGGAGTTGCAAATGATACTTCTTTACCACAACAAGGAAGAACATCTGCACAAGAATATTCTAAATTAAAACAAACTCAATTAAATGAGGGTAAAGTAAATAGTGTACCTGTAAATATATCTGAAGAAGAAGCCGAAGAGTTAGAAAAAGAAACACCTGAAGAATATAAATGTGAAGCAGGAGAAAAGGTAGTTCAGATAGCTAAAAAAGATATTGGAATATTAGAAACAGGTTCACCACCTGGTAATAATTATGGTGGTTTTCCTGGCGGAGTTCAGAAAGATGAACCTGGTAGAATAGATGAAATGTTTGATAATTGTGGATTAGATAATCAGGCTAAAGTTAGAAAAACTGGTAGTGGTTATTATTGGTGTGCAGCCGCAGTAACAACTTGGTGGAAAGAAGCTGGATTACCTCTACCACCAAATGGAAGAGCTGGTTGTGATTTTTGGATGAATTGGGGAAAACAAAATGGTTATTGGTCTACTACTCCAAAGGTAGGTGCAGCTGTTTTATATGGTTCAGCATCAGATGCACATCATATAGGAATTGTAGCAGCTGTCACTAAATCGGGTGGTATAATTACAATAGAAGGAAATACAAGTGGTGGAGGATTTAATAGAAATGGTTGTGGTGCATTTAGAAAAGTACCAAAAAAATATTTAGGCTTTGTTTTACCCCCATCATGTGTTGATTAACCATAAAATTAAAGAACATATATTTATATTAAGATAAACAGAATTCAAAATGAACAACAAACAATTAATAAAAGTAATAAAGACTCTTGTTGAGGTAGAAACTGCCAAACAACAAGAACGATTTTTATCGAAAACTTTTCCAAAAATATTGGCAGAGGAAGTAAATAAAAGATTAGCAGAGGCGAAGGGAGGTGTAGTCAGCGTTCCCTCTCCGCAAGTAGTTGTAGAGGATGTGGTAGACCCATTTGAACAAGCAGAACTTGCATTAACGGAACAAAGACAGGCACCAACAAAACAACTTTCAAGAAATCCAATATTGAATGAGGTTTTAAACCAAACAAAACCATTTACAAAAGCTCAAAGAGCAGGCGGTGGAACACCTGGTGGTGGAGCATCTGTATTAGATAATTTACCACAACAAGAACCAATTCAAGAAAGTATGGATAAAACAGTATCATTTACTTCTCAAGGAGCAGGAGCTGGTGTTAGTGGATTACGAACTCAGATGGCAGCTAAAATGGGATATGGTGATGTTGCAACAAAACCAAACAAAACAGGACTTGGTGTTAAGACAGGATTACCTGGTTTAGACAAAATATTAAATAGAGATAATTCTGAACTTGTAAAAAAGTTTAAAAGATAGGGTAAATAAAAATGGCTTATGTTATTGGTAGAAAGGTAGTAAAAGATACGAAAGAATTTGATTCTTATGCTTATGGTATTACATTACCATTAGGTAGAGGAGAAACAGGATTCTTCCAACAAGCCTTTGTATCATTTGAACAAGCAAAAAGTAATTTGAAAAATTTACTTCTCACAAAAAAGGGAGAAAGAATAATGCAACCAAACTTTGGTACAGGATTACAATCTCTTTTATTTGAACAGGCAGATGATAACCTTGAACAAAAAATAGAACAAACAATAACAGAGAATGTAAGTTATTGGTTACCATATGTTACAATAAAAAATATAGATATTGAAATGACCGATGAATTGAAAGATAAAAATCAAGTTAATGTTGAGTTGGAATTTACAGTAGGAAATCAAATAGATTTACATGAATTAACATTTACAGTACAGGGAACATAAAATGGCATTAAACTCGGCAACATTTAAAAGTAATAATGGTAGAGATATAAAATATCTTAATAAAGATTTTGTACAATTTAGACAAAATCTAATTGAATACGCAAAAACTTATTTTCCAAAAACTCATTCTGATTTCAATGAATCATCACCTGGTATGATGTTTATTGAAATGGCATCTTATGTTGGAGATATACTTTCTTATTATACCGATGATTCATTAAAAGAATCATTAATGTTATATGCTGAAGATAAGGCAAATGTTATTGCTCTTGCAAAGTACTTGGGATATCAACCAAAGGTAACTTCACCAGCAGTAGCAGAAATATCAGTATATCAACTTGTTCCATCAATATATAATTCAAATAGTAAAACAGGAACTAATTACGAACCAGATTCTAGATTTTATTTAAGAATAAAAGAAGGAATGATTGTACAATCTTCAAATACAAACACAAAATTTAGAACATCTGAGTTACTTGATTTTAATGATAAAAATGATAGAGAGATTACAGTATGGGCATATGACCCTAATGATACAACAAAACCAATTCAATACTTGGTTAAAAAAACAATAAAGGCTATATCAGCCGAATTAAAAGAGTTTACATATACATTTGGTAACAACACTTCTTTTTCTAAAATTAATATAGCTGATACAAACGTAATTGATATTGTTGATGTAAGAGATTCTAATGGAAACAAGTGGTATAATGTTCCGTATCTTGCACAAGAAATGGTTTATATTGATTATCCAAATACCGAACAATATGATAAAGACCTATCACAACACCAAACTGATGGAGTATCAAGAATATTAAAGGTACTAAAAACATCTAGAAGATTTACAACAGAAATAAATGATGATAATTCAACATCAATTGTATTTGGTGGAGGAACCGCAACAAATGATGAAAGTTTAATTCCAAACTTCAAAAATGTAGGATTGGGATTAAATAATTCTATTGATAAACTAGGAGCTTCATTTGACCCATCAAACTTTTTAAAAACAAAATCATATGGCCAGGCACCAAGTGGTGAGTTTACGATACAGTATTTAGTTGGTGGTGGTGTTGAATCAAATGTTTCCAAGGGTGAACTAACAGCAATACAACGAATTGAATATGATGAAGATACTGATTTATTTACTCCAGCTGAATTAAGATTATATAATTCTGGTAAATCATCTGTTGCTGTTGATAATGAAACACCTGCTACTGGTGGAAGAGGAGAAGAAACTATTGATGAAATAAGAGAAAATTCATTAGGAAACTTTTCATCTCAAAATAGAGCGGTAACAAGAAAAGATTATCAAGTAAGAGCATTATCACTTCCATCTAAATTTGGTGGTATAGCAAAAGCATACTGTGCACCAGATGGTGAGTTAGATAATAACTCCCCTGCTTCTATTTTAAATAATCCTAATTCCCTTGAAGAGTTTGCAGGATTAGTTCAGAGTTTAGGTGATAAAAAATTAACAGAACAGCAAATTAAAGATGAACTAAAAAACTTTTTAGTAAGTAAAAAGGGAAATCAAAACGAAAAAAATAATCCATTTGCAATTAATTTATATACACTTGGATATGATTCATCAAAAAAATTAAGTACACTAAATCGTGCAGTTAAAGAAAACCTAAAAACATATTTAGGAGAATATAGAATGTTAACTGATGGTATAAATTTTATAGATGGGTATATTATTAATGTTGGATTAGATTTTGAAATAAGAGTTTATGGTGGATATACTAAAAGAGAAGTTCTTACTAAGTGTATAAATGAACTAAAAGATTATTTTAATATTGATAATTGGACTTTTAATATGCCAATAAACATTTCTGAAATTGAATTATTAATAGCTGGTGTAGAAGGAGTACAATCAGTACCAAAGTGTGAAATTACAAACAAATGTTTAGGAAACTATTCATCACATTCTTATAATATATTAGATGCAACCAAGGGTAAAATGGTTTATCCATCTTTAGACCCATCTGTATTTGAAGTGAAGTTTCCAAACAAAGATATAAAGGGGAGAGTTTTATAATGTACTATTTCGTAACAGCATCAAAAGATGCATCAATATACTTACAACAACCAACTCAAAACACAGGGTTAGATGAAATATTAGAAATATCTAAAATTTATTATGGTAATTTAAAAGATATATCTCGTTCTTTAATTAAATTTGATACAACAGCATTATCTGAATCCATAGTAAGTGGAGAGGTAACAATGAGTTCTGCAGAAATGCTTTTAACAGAATGTGAAGGAAGTGAAATACCAAACGAATATACAATATATGCGTATCCAGTATCACAATCATGGGATATGGGAATTGGTACACGATTCGATGAGATATCAACAGATGGTGTTAGTTGGGGTAAAAGAAATACAAGTACAAATTGGTTAGGAAATGGATTTGCAAGTGGAACGAGTGGTTCTTTCAATGGAAAGGGTGGAACTTGGTACACTGGTTCTGCATCATCACAATCATTTACATATGAAACAAGTGATATTAATTTAAATGTATTACCTTCACTTACTTCTTGGATTGCAGGTACAATTCCAAACGAAGGATGGATTATAAAACATGATTCAGCTAAAGAAAACGATACAGTTGATTATGGTCAGTTAAAATTCTTTTCAAAAGAAACAAATACTATATATCAACCAAAGTTAAGAATTGGATGGGATG